GATCGTACTGATCCTTTTCATCGTCATTGTCGTATGCAAGTAATTGTAGTGCATACTTCCGGGATTTGTCAAGGTCTATCTGCTAATAAGAAGATACCTTGTTGTATGTAAAATTTATTTAGACAGAGGGTCATGCCGATCAGCTGCAGGAGAATTTACATACAAGTGTATACCAACTAAGAAAAAAATAAGATGAAAAAGTGAAAGGATGAAAAAAATGGAAAACACAGTAAAAATTGTTGGTATCAAGAAAATGCTTAAGAAAGACACAAAGGATCAGTTTTATTACAATCTGTATTATACCCAGCCCTTTTCCCAGTATGATGTTGATAACGCTGTTGATTTATCCGGTGTATGTGTTGGTACTGAATTTGCCCGTGAGGATTACGGTGTACATGTAGGTGATGATGTCGAATTTCTTTACACGAAAGGATTTCAGGACAAGGCATATCTGGCTGGGGTCAAGATCGTTAAGCCTGCATCTGTTTCCAAGATGGCAATGGGAAAAGATGTTGGCACTGTTTAAATAAGGTAATGGCATTAATTGTTCATTATACATGCACTGTATGTGCAGGGGAGACCTGGTCTCCCCATTCTCCTAGTATTTAATTAGCTGATTATATAAAAATTGCATATTTGTGAGAGTCGCAATCTAACAGATACTGCGGAAAGGAAGGTATAGCGTATGCCCACTGTTATGGTAGCTGCTGCGGAAGCAGCAATTGACACCGCTTTGGTAACTGATTTAATCAACCTGGTCACGTCCGTGTGTGGACTGTTTAAGATTTACCCGCTTAACGTTTTCCTGATCGGCGGTTTGGCATTTTTAGGCTTCCGCATTTTCAAGTCTGCAAAATCCGCTGCGAAGTAGTACGGAAAAGCTGTTTGCCAGGTAGAGAAATCTGCCTGGTATTTTTTTACTCAAAAGAAAGTGAGGTTTTTTTATGAAAAGAGAAACTTTAGAAAAGATTCGTAACATTTTAGAACGTCTTTTCGAATTATTTATTTTTATCCTGATCATGTTGATTACGTTTGGTTCTCTTCATGTTCATGCAGCAGAGTCTTCGTACACTCATAAATATACTTTAACATGGGTACATACTGTTTCTAATTGGAAATATCCGGAAACACGTGTGTGTGTATATTCGTCCGATGCTCAATTTGTTATTGTTCGGCAGGAATCAAGTAATGCTGTAGGTGTTTATTCCTGCTTGGTAAAGGTTTTTATTCAAAATGATCAGTACCCGAACGGTATTTTGGTTAATCTGAATGATTCTCTTATGTCTGGAAAATTTGACTGGGATGTTTCTTATACTAAAGACAATGTTACTACTGATTACCATAACCAAGATAATCAACTGTGGTTTAGTCATACAGTTCGAAAAGATGTTTATTCGAATGGTATTGTTAGTGAATCGACTGTCGAAGCTGATTTTCCTATATTTGATTCAAACGACCATGCCTTAGCATATTGCAAAAACGGCTCCACTGAAGGTCTTTTAAATGGTGGTTCTATTGACAACCCTGACTTTCAGGATACAGCATATGCTTTTACTGGGTTCACGGCAAACAATAAAATGACAGCCACATGGACAGGTACGACGGAGAGAAGCTATTTGAAAGATGAAGATGTTGAGGAGTATGTTCGTGTATCGTATGGGTTTGCTGCAAAGGATGCTCCAGACAGTATAAAGCAGGTGGACAATGATAGTAAGGAATATTCTACAGCAGCTAAATCTCTGACGGTGAAGGTGTCCGATCTGGTGCCAGATGATGATAGTTGGTTCCTGCGGTATGTGCAGGTGATACCATGTTATAGGCAGGCCGGGCTTGGTGCATGGGGTGACTTTTACCATGGTGAATCTTCTTATGTTTACTTTAATGCTGATGGTTCTATTGATAAAATTGTTGCACCTTATGTAAAAGGTTCCCTTTCTGCCGATATGGAACGTCCTGTCATTGTTTTACATGAGGCAGCGAATGGAAATCCTACCGAATCTGATTATTCATATTTTGAATTTAATAATGCGCGTGAAGATTATTTTTTCGAGATGAAAGGTCGCTGGTATACTACAAATGATTTTGATATTTATCGTGATAAGTTGGTATGGAAATATAAGTACTCTACTCTTTTAAAAAATGACCTTTCTACGTGGGTAACTGTTGCTGATGGTAAAAATTCTGTCGGAAAGTTTCAGTTTGATATTTTGGGAAAATCTTCTTGGGAGAATTTAATTACTTCATATCCTGTTGATGACAGAAATTATATAGGAGGGTCTTATGCTCTTGTTAACAAGATAACTGGTTATTCTGATGCAGTGGATACTTTAAAAATGCTGTTGAAGCAACCTTATTCTCTTTATAACGGATATGAGGTATATGTTCGGTATTATCGCTACGATGAAAATGGTTCCATTGAATATTCAAAATGGACACATTTTTATAATAATCTTGCTAATTCTGAGGGTTCTTCTGGTTCAAGATTGGATGATCTCGATAATATGTATTCTGAAAATCAGTCCGACAAAGGGTTAACTGATGATGAATTATCTGATCTTGAAAATACTGGTAACTCCAGAAATGATTTAGATGCTGTACCTAAAAACAATTATGATTATTCCAGTTTGGAAACAGCCACCATGAATTTTTTTGATTTATTGACTAACTATGGTTCTATGTTGGGTCAATTTCCGTCCATGGTGACTGCCGTTTTTAGTTTTTTGCCTGCGTGGATTATTGGTTTAATAGCTGTAGCTATTGGTGCGGTTATCGTTTGTCGTTTTATAGGTAGGTAGCGATTATGAGAGAATTGAAATTTGTAATAGAATTTTGTATTCGTGTTTTATCTATAGATCTAAATGTTGAGGGCTACCATTTTACATTGGCAAACGTGATTATTTATGGTTTGGTTGGTTTTATCATTCTATATATTCTTTTTAGAATATTCCGTTAACTCCAACCTTCCATTTCTTTTTTTAGGTCTTCTTCTGGGCTTATATGTTTTATTTCCGGCATACTTTTTATTTCTCTGTAGGCATCTACTATACCATGTTTTGTTGCTGCTTTGACTGCGGTATAGATGAATAGCCAGATCAGAACCAAAATAATCAGTCCTATAAATAATGCTGTTCCCAGAGATGCAAAAATAATATCACTTACACTCATTGTTTTCCCCTCCGTATGGTGTTTTTCTTTATCCTACCATATGCCGGGACTTCTATCAAGAAAGGTTGTTAAAATGAATGAATATGAAAATATCGAGACTGTTGAAACTGTTGAAAATGATGATCAGGGATCTACCGTTGATGTTCCTGGAACTGATGATCCTATATTATCCGATAGCACTGGCATTGAATCCGATATGGTACAAGATGCCGGATCTGTTACGGAAGAACCCCCTACTGAGTCCGTGGATCCGGGAGAACCCGGAACAAATGTCTACGTTATGGATAGTGATGGTAATTATATACCTTTTACTGTCGCTGTTTCGGAACCTGCGACGGAACAAGTACAAGTACAGAATTTATCTGCAGACGATCTTGAGCCTTATTTTTCGGCAATAAATTACAGGTTGGACACAATTATTTTTCTTCTGCTCTCTTTTTGGGTAATTAAGCGGATAAAAATTGCTGTTGCTAATATGACTGGTCGCAGCTTGGATGGCAGAAAGGATGTGTTAGACAGATGAGTCCATGCGCAGATTTTACCTGCAGGTTAAAAGGATCCTGCATCAATGAGGACAATCATTGTCATGATCTTATTGGTTGTCGTGTGATCCGTGCCGGGGATGATATCCAGCGGTGCAAAATGTGTTACCTGGTTAATAGTTGTCGTTATGCAAAGGAGATAATGAAGAATGGAAAACATAATTAATTATATCTGTAACGGATCAAATGAGTTTACACCGGAAGTGATTGTGGGACTGATCGTGTTTACTTTGGTGTTGGAAACTATCAGCTCTATTGCTTCCAACTGTCTGAAGCTGGGGAGGTGATTCTGAATGTTGAAACTTGCATTGATAATTATTGTGTTTGCCTGCATTATGTCGGTCTGTGTCCGGGTGATTCTTACGCATCCGGTCAGCACTGTATACTATGGGGTCAAAGACATATACAAATATTTCCGGTTTTATCGGTGGAATGAATGTTCCACAGGTACTATCTCCTGTTATGTCGGTCTGTTTGGTAAGGGTAAAACTTTATCTGCCGTTCATAAGGTGGTAAATCTTTACAAGCGGTACAACAATAAAAAGATATATGACTTTAACCGGAAGAAATGGGTTACGCAGAAAGTACATATTATCTCTAATGTTTCCCTGGCTATCCCTTATGAGGATTTTGTATCTATGGCGCAGATCGTGGCTGTTGCTGACCGTATGCGTGCCGTGGATGAAAAGAATGATACTTTGACCTGTACTATTGTGCTGGGTGATGAATTTTCGGTGCAGCTTAATTCCCGGAGTTTCAAGAGCAATATTGATCCTCTGTTCCTGAATACGCTCCTGACCTGTCGTCACCATCATATCAGCCTGATCTATACGTCCCAGAGGTTTAGCCATGTGGATGCTCTGCTCCGTCAGGTGACCAGCTATGTCTATACCTGTGATAAGGTATGGAGAATTATGGTACATGAACATTATGATGCTTTTGAACTGGAGAACGCTTCGGATCCCACGCTTATCAAACCCAAGAGTCGTTTCGGTTGGTTTATCCGGGATGCTGCTTTTCAGGCTTATGATACTTTGGCCTGCGTGGGTAACCTTACGAAGTCCTGTAAAGAGGGGGACATGCTCACGGAAGAACAGATTCTGGAATTGCAGCGGAACAACCCTGCTAACCTTGATGGTATTGTGAATCCGTCAAGGAAATTAAAACGTGCCAGCAAAAAGCTGAGAAAGTAGGTACTTTATGAGTGACTTTATGTATTATTTTGGACGTGTTTGCAATTTTTATAGGGGATATATGCGATTCGTAAAACCTTCCAGCTCTCCGAAAGATTACGGATTATTTTTGCAAACCAAGAGAAAGAAAAAAGAAAGTAGGTGTATTATGGCTGATAAGATAAAATGTTCTGAATGTGAATATTGTGGGAAATATTATGGTTCCCATGGCATTTTTGCCAGAGGTCGTTTCTTTTGCGATCATCCTGATCAGAAATATATTAACAAGTTTTTTAAGGATAACAGGTTGTCCAGTACGCCGGGGTTTATCTGTTATGGCATTGTTAGGTCAGATGATATGTCTTTAAAAACATCACCCAGATGGTGTCCGAAGAAGAAAGGAAGTATGTAAGTATGGCTCTTGCTATTGTTTTAGTCATTTGTGCCACTGTCATTGTTGTGACCTATATGTTATGCCGGATCCGGGAAAGGGAACAGGATCTGGAGGACGTGTATGAAGATATTTCTTTGTTACGTGTTTCGGTGGATCGTTTTAATTCAATCGAGGAAGTCAATGCAAGCAATCTTTCTTGTTTGTCTGATCATTTAAAACACGTTGATGAGGAAATCGATGAAATACAGAACGAGTTGTGCAACCGTTTGTAGCTTGCAACGTGCACTTCACCCTTTACGGTAGGGGGCACCCGGTTAGCCTTGTGACCAGGGACAGCGCCCACAAGCGAAGCGGGGCGCGTCCTTGGGCGCAAAGGTCCCGGGGTGCCGGGTTCCTGCCGTCAAGGGCGTTGCCTAGGGCCAGTATTACCCCTAGGCAACTTCTGTGACATGTGACAAAGTGGGTCTAATCATGATATTTATTACGTTTTTTGTTGTGACAAAGTTGTGACAAATGGCTGTGACAAGACAACTTCTGTGACAAAAGGAGAAGCACATGGGTGACAAATCTGATTCAAGATCACGTAAGTGGATGATAACCATTAATAATCCACTGGATAAGGGTTTTACACATGATAAAATCAAAGAAGTGCTTACTTCTATCCGCTCATTGGACTATTGGGCTATGTGCGATGAGATTGGCAATGAGAAGCACACTTTACATACGCATATCATTATTCACCGGGGCGGTGCTCTTCGGTTCAGCACTTTGCAGAAGATGTTTCCGCCCGGTTCCCAGTTGGATAATCTCCGGGGTACAATGCAGCAAGCCCGTGACTATATCCGTAAAGAGGGAAAGTACAAAGGTTCTAGTAAAGAAGAAACGAACCTTAAAAACACTTTTGACGAATCCGGCATGGTACCTGATGAAAGACAAGGGCAGCGTTCTGATCTGATTGCTTTGTATGATATGATTAAGGACGGTAAAAGTAATTATGAGATCCTTGAAGATAACCCCAACTATATGCTACAGCTTGAAAAGGTGGAACGATGCCGGGAGATTTTGAGGTATGAAGAATTTAAAAATAAGGTGCGTGATATTCAAGTTGAATATTGGTATGGCGATCCCGGAACGGGTAAGACATCGGGTGTGTATGCCTTATATGGTGGATACGATAAAGTTTATCGCATTACTGACAGTCGAAACCCTTGGGATGGTTATAAAGGTCAAGATGTGATTTTATTCGATGATTTCCGCGCGTGTGACTTTGATATCAATGTGTTGCTTAAATGGCTGGACATTTACCCATTAGAGCTGCCATGTAGATATAATAATAAACAAGCCTGCTTCACACGAATCTATTTTACCAGTAATATTCCCTTTGATCAGTTATATAAGACAGTCCAGTCTGATGATACTGGTACCTGGAATGCTTTTTGTAGGCGGTTTAATACTATCAAGCAATTTTGTAATGACGAAGTATTTAGTTATCATGGCTATGATGATTTTATAAAAAACAGATGGCTTCCGTTTGATGATTCTGTAGATTGGTTCAGGAACAATTATGGTGTAAAAGTTTAGAGGGGCTTGCGCCCCTCTTCCTATTTTTCTTTATCGCTTTTCTGTGGGTAACTTAATCCCAGTATTGCCATCAGATTTCTGTAGGCCTCCAGTTCTGTCTTTCCTTCTGCATATTGCTGATTTAAAAATCTCTGCATTTCAATAGCTGTCATTTCCTCTTCCATAACCTGCACCCCTTTCTTGGGGATATTATAGGTTTTTTCCTTTCTGTTTGTCAATATTACAATTTCCAGCTGATACATTTCTCTAAAAAATCAGGGTCACAATTTGCCATTATTGCGCCTATGGTTTCAGATGCATTGCTTTTGTATGTATATCCCTTACATATTTCATTGATTTTATTGAGTCTTTCTTCCATTACTTCACATCTGATCTCCAGTTCTTTTTTTGTCATGTTGGTCCTCTTTCTCCCCGTCCTGCCGATAGGTCAGCAATTATTTATATTTTTTCTACGTAAATATATTCCTGGTTTCCGTTGTCATCGGTATAGATTCCGTCGTACATTTCCCATATTCTGTTGGCTCCTGCTTCCGTGTAATTTTGGTTAAATAACTGTTTTCCGCTTTCTGTTACGATCCTATAATTTTCTTTTTTAGCATTCTTCATTTTGTCACCTTTCCGGCTCCTGCGGAGCCTATCACGTTTTTGGGTTTCTGCTCTGGGTTGTTGGTTTTAGTTTTTCTTTCTGGTACTTCCGGCTTGCATCATCTCCTTTTCTTATGTCTTCGTTTTCGGTATATCTGTCTTGGGCGTCTGAGCGATGTAAAATTTTTCTACTGGCACACGTCAAGAAAAATATAAAAAATTATGTTTTCGATTTTTTATATTTATATAAAAATTTATTCTTTTAAATTTTTATGGTTCTTGACTTGGGACAGGAGAAAAATTATCGTTCAGACTGATGCACAAGACATACCGGAGACGAAGACATAAGAAAAAGAGATGTCCCCCGGGAGTGCAGAAAGAAAAAAGCCCCCAGCGGGGGGTTGGGGGAGATGATAGTGGGTTCCACTGTTTGTGTTTCTATTTTGTTGTTTCTGGTCAGTCATTATGAAAAAGGGGGGTGGTCTTCGCGGAAGGCGGCAGAGAAAATTTATTTATAATATCAAAATGATTTATTTTTGGTTGTCCCCCCTCAGGGGGGAAAAACGAAAATGCCCTTTTCATTTTTATATTATAAATGCCCTTTTTTTCTCTGCCGCCCCGCGTTGCTCTTGCCCTTTTCTTTTTGCCCTTTGTATCCTGGCTAACTGAACATCAGAAGAAAATATATTTGTCAAGGTCAGCGAAGCTGTGCATTTTAACCTTGATAAATATATTTGCGCTTCTGATACCCTCGAATTATGAAAGGGGGTTCAGTTATGAAATACCTGACGGAGAAAGACAGATACCTGATAGAGAAGTCATTGAAGCAAAATATACCTGTAAAGAAAATTGCGGAGATGATCGGATGTTGTCGAGCTACAGTTTATAACGAGATCAAGAGAGGTACATTTACTGCAAGGGGTGATCTGTGGCAGGATGAAAAACGTTACGGCTATGATGTAGGTCAGCGTATCCATAAAGAAAATATGAGCCATAGAGGGCGGAAAAGGAAATTGTCCGGTGATGATCCTTTTCTTTGTGATGTGGCTGCTTTGATTCTGGATGAAAAGTACAGCCCGGAAGCTGCACTGTATGCGCTTTCTGATTGTAAGCTGTGTGTGAAAAGTGTATATAATTATGTCCACGCCCATCTGATCAGGGGCGTGGCGGTCAATAATCTGCCTTATGCCCGTCCGAAAAAAGATAAAAGGTATAAGACTAAAAGAAAAGAATTTGAACGTGGACGTTCCATAGAGGAACGTCCCAAAGAAATTTTGGAACGTAAGGAATATGGCCATTGGGAAATGGACACCGTATATAGTTCAAAGGATGATCTTACATGCCTGTTAGTGCTGTCGGAAAGAATGTCCCGTGATGAACTGATTTTTAAAATTAAGGATAGAACTGCAAAGTCAGTGATTAAAGCTCTGGATCAGTACGAAAGAAAAATAGGTTCTCCAGCTTTTCGGGAAAAGTTTAAAACCATTACTTGTGATAATGGCATGGAATTTGCAGACTGGCAGTCTATAGAGCGAAGCTGCCGGACAAAGAAGAACCGCACTACGGTTTACTTCTGCCATCCGTACTGCTCCGGGGAACGTGGAACGAATGAAAACAGTAACCGATTTATCAGACGGTGGATACCTAAAGGTGATGATATCGGTCTATACTCCAAAGCGGAAATACAAGCTATACAGGATTGGATGAATCATTATCCCAGAAAACAGTTTGGTGGTTTGTCCGCTTCCGATCTCGTAGGCTAATCAGTTTCTTTCTTAAGGCAATGAGAACTTGCCTTTTCTTTTGATGCCCTTTTTTCCTTGTCCTTCGGGGAGATGGGCGGGGGACATATAGCCTATCTTAGTGATTGTATTTTGATCACTTAGATAGGCTTATGAGGGGGTAGGAATGGTACCTAAATCTGTACCAAAATTTTGACAGAAAAACAGCTCATGCAAAATCTGTTGTAAATCTGCACAATAAAAGAGTACTTTTTGAGCCTGATCCGGTTTCTAAAAGTACTCTTCTTTTGTGCATAATTGACAAAAATGAATATCTGTCTAAATATTACTTGCAAATCTCATAATAAGAAGATACCTGCCGGAGCTGCATAAAATAAAAGCAGATAATAACGCAC